GGCTGTCACGTACCATGTAGTACTGCCAGGGCAAGGGTTTGTTATAGCTCTTGTAGGCATGCTCCAGGATGTTCATGTCGTATGTTGGACCTTGCGCCCAGATTCGCTTGGCATGCCAAATTAGCCGGCCCAATCCATCAAGAGCCTCATCTAAAGGTACACGGTCTTCTTCAGCAAATGCTTCGTCACGCACCACAGCAGGTTGTGTGGCCCACCAGTCTATGGTGCCTTGCTGTATGCTACGAGTTTCTTGGCTTTCTAATGTAACTCTTGTGTAAAATGATTGTTCGTAATAGCCCACGCCAAACGGATCAAAAGCCTGGGCGGCAATGGTAAGAATAGTAGTGTCGGGGCCTGTTCCCAGGCCTTCAAGATCAATCATTAAGTCCATGCTACATTATAGCAGAAGTTTATGTTTGTGTCAATTAGCCAATTATCCAATAACCCAAGTTAAGGGCTGACTGCCATCTACATACATTTTAAGTTGCTCAAGTAACCCATCCATTTGGGTTTGAGCTTCGGCTTTCATGGCAGCTCCATTTAGAGTACCACCGCCCTGCGGGCCAGCGATAGTGCCAAACTTTTCACGTGCTTCGCCAATGATCATTTTACAGTTGGCCACCATGTAGTCTTTTATCCATTGTTGAATTTGATAGTCACTCAGCAAGTTGATTTCAGGTTTTAGATTGTAAGTCCAAATTAACACAGCTTCACCGGTGTTTTTAGGATCACGCATGAGTTGTAATTTTTTAGTAACCTGATTGAATGTGTAATTGAAAAAACCGCCAAACATCTTGGCAGCCAACTCAACGTATTGACTGTAAAAGTCATAGGTAGCAAGGCCGCCTGCTACGTTGAAGTTCATCAAGTAAACATTTAATGATGCTTGTGCAAACGGATCAAAATTTGACGCAAACGGACCAGTGGCATCACCAAAAGTTCTGCGAAAGCACTGGCGCACACTCACAACTTCTTGGGGTAGTGTGTAGATGTTTTCGTCTTTGACTAGTGTGAAAAAACTATAACTTTCTTCATAAGCATTGTTGGCTCGTTGACGGTAAGTGCCAATTGTTTTGGCATACGCGGCTTCGTAGTGTGCTGGATCTAATTCCAAATCAATAATTTGACTGCCCAGCTGAAGCTGTACATATTCAATGAGATTTTGTTTGAGTTGAGAAAGTGTGTCTTGCTGTTCTGCCATAGGGACTCCTGGTCCCTGTATTTATTGTAATTCCTGCAGTTCTTTTGCTTTGATTTGCGATATAGGAATTGTTTTATTTTTCAGTGTGGCATAAATTTGTCGATGTTTTTTATCTGCAAGTACTGGGCAAAATTTGCATTGAGGCAGCACATCGTCAATTGTCTTTAGAATATCAGTGCCCTGTTGTTCTACTTGATCTATGGTGTAGGGACGATATGCATTGATCAGTTCACGATCAGCTGAGCTGATGGCCAGTGGATGTTGTTGATCAAACTCAGGAAACAACGGGGCAGGACCGCACTTGTTCAAAGCACCACGTATAAAATGATAGTTTTTCCATTGTACAAATCCACAGTTTTGGTGTGCCAATTCTGGGTCGTTGCTGAACAATGTCAGCTCGCCGTTTTCATTTTTGGTAACTGCGGCATTGTAAAAATTGTCTTGTATCCAAAAATGTACCCTAACTCCGTTTTCGTCAAGCAGTGCCAAATCGGCTCCGTACATGATTTCTTTGTCAGTTAAGATTTGTATATTCCCGCGAAGAAATTTTTTGGCTTCTTGTACATAAAAATCCATGTCTGCTATGTTGTGAATACTGATACCAATCCAATGCTTTAGTTGAGTGGGATCTGGATCCCAGGCTAGCAATGTTTCATAAAGTCCCGGTGTTTGATTTAAACGTGTTCCGTTGGTCAAGATCTGTACTGGCTTTTTCCATATGTTGCCTAATCCTGTTATCCACTCATTTATAGAAGGATTAAGCAGTGGTTCACCACCAAGAATAACCAGGTGTTTGATGTCAACCAATTCAGCCCAACGTTGATGGATGGCCTCATAGTCGCTCCACCGTTGCCATCCGGCAAATTTATAATCATTGAATCGATTGCACTGATCACAATTTAAGTTACAAACATTTGTGATGTAAAATTCGACTTTGTCTAATACATATCTGGAATCGTTGAGCATCTGATATTTACCAGGCTTTGAGCACCATCAAATTCTCTGTACCACGTCCGTTAAACGGAGTTTCTGTAGTGGTCAAGTCCTTGTAGATCTTTCTTGCGGCTGGCTTGCCTGCGGCACCCATAGCTCGGAGTACCTCTGCTGGCTTTCGCACAGTTTTTTGCTGGCTCTCAATTGTACTAAACCCAATGATAGCGTTGCTCTTTACAGTAAATGCCTGTGCATGACTGTCAGCAACAATATGGATTAGCTTGCGTTTTTTAGTGTCATACAACCAGGCTTCTGACTTGTCCACTAGGCTTGCAGCCGGTAAGCCTTTGAGCTTGAGCTCTGCAAATTCCGTAATACACTTGAACTTTTCGGCACGTTTTTCTGGGCTCACTGCCTTGACTGCTCGTGGCTTGCGTTCGACCTTTTTAATCTGCACATAGGCGCCACAGTCCGAAATCACAAGCTCACAGAACTTTACGCAATTCTTTAACTGTATTTTGGTGAGATAATTGTAGCCCTGTGCCAAGTCCGCATCTTTGCCTGCCACTGCCTCGTCAAACTCTGTGAGTTTACGGGTCCAGATTTGCTTGATGTCATTCACCATTTGTGGGGCAATGTTTAGGCTACGCATGAGCACCACGGGCTTGTAGTCTGCGTTGAGTTTGGCTCCTGACGCAATGAAGTCGTCAAACAAGCCATCTAACTCACCTGCGCATTCCGATACCTTCTCACGCAGGCGATCTTGGATGGTGATTCGTGGCACTGAATCATCAACGGGTACTTCTGCTACCTCTTCATCTTGTTTGGATTCTAGTATCTCTTTTAGTAAGTTATCCAATTTGATCTGCTCGTGATCTGTGAGCTCCAGCCCTACCATGCTCATGCGACACAACCAGCCTGTTGTGAGTCGGATTGAGCTGTCTGGAATACGTTTGAGTGTGCGAACATCGTCTTTGCGACCATGTGTTTCTAGATAGTTTACAATCATCTCACGGGCATCTTTTTTGCCATAAAAGTAGTTGTACCATGAGAATGCATGACTGAAAGCACTGATGCGGCCTTCTGCGGGTTGCACTCGCCATGTAGGCTCCATGCCCATGGCATTGGTATCCGCACTACGTGGATTTAGGGGTTTGACAGGTTTTGTTGCGATCATAATTATTCCTTACTTAGTTTTGGGCAGGTGTTTGACGGCGTCAAACAGTTTGGCAGCACGTTTAACGTCAAAATTTTTGTGTTTGTACATCCAGGCTTTTTTGCGCTCTGCTGTTTCTAGGGCTTCTGCCAAGCGCCATTTAGTGTCAAAGTCCACTGTCATTATTATACGGCTCATGTCCACAATGTCAAGAGCGTACTCTACCCATTTTTCTGTAGCTTTTATTTTGTCATAGGACTGTATAAATCCCTTGCCTTTTGGGCCTGTGTACTTTGTTAAAAAGTTAGCGGCTTTCATACAGACTCCTGTGGTGAACAAGTGTGTATTATAGCAGATTTTGATTATTTGGTCAAGCGGGCAGAAAGTAGTACTAAAGTAAGATCTGATTCCCTGCGGAAGGAGATCCAGAATGGGCGATTGCCACGGCCGTTTTCCTTGCCAAAATAAGAATACCAGCAGTTGTCACGCCGCCAAGTCTTGCCGCCTAATTTATCACGGCATAATTGTTCAAGATGCTGGCCTTCTTTTGCCCAGTTATCACACCGCACTCCAACCACATGCCCGTGGTGCTTGAATTGTGTGAATCTGTTGTCCAGTTTAACTACTTTCATGCCCAAAGTATAACAGGTTTGGAATTATTGGTCAACCTGCCCATAAATATATGTTATGCCACGTCTAAGTTTATACCGCCCAAATCGCACAAGAGACTACCAATTTTTTGACCGCACCATCAGTGAAATGTACACTGTGGGCGGATTAGATATCTATGTTCACAA